CCACCAGTGACAGCCCATATCGGATCAGCAATACCGGACGCCTCATCAAAGATCACCAGCACACCGTCAAAGTTATGCACACCAGCATACGCATCTGGATTTTCCTCCGACCACAACCTACCCTCAACCCCCCAGTAGCGCGTACCCTTCTTCAAATCCGTCTCCACCAACTCAGTCAACCACTTTGCAGGAGCCAAGCGCGTTGCACTAACCTCAAACCAATGCGAATTCAGTGACATAGCCAACCACTTTGTAATCTCAGCCCAGGTAATGCTTCGCAACTGATTCTCACTGTTAGCAGAAATAATCGTCGTACTTCCAATACGAGTGGTCAGCATCAAGATAGTCAACCATGAAACTAATGCTGACTTACCAATTCCACGGCCAGACGATATTGCTTCCTGCATTACTTGGTAATCTATTCTGCCTTGGTTACTTTGTATATGGTCAGTTATATCTTGCAGAATCTCACGCTGCCATTTTCTTGGACCAGAGAAATGTTCCAAGGGAGTACCTTTAACACCCCAAGGAAATACATACTTAACAAACGCTAGTGGATTATTACTTAATGCTGGACTCCAAAGTAATGCCATTAACTCTTGTTCATCTTCTGGTTTGTAGATTGTGGTTTGCATATATTAATAAAAAATAAAGCCGCGAGGCATTAGTCTTAGCATAGTTTAATAATAAAAAAAATTGTTCGTGAGCGCTCCGTCACCGTTGGCCCTTACCCTCCGGCCCTACCCCTCCCCCTCCTCGCGTGAATCGCTTGCATCGCTCGCACTGATGCGCGGTACAACGTCGATGACGTCGACCAGGCGCGACTGCGCGGCTTGCAGTGCGCCTGTGATGCTGATGCGAGAGTCAGACACGGATACATCTAGGCGGTCGCCGTAGACCTTCGGGGCTAGTTTAGACAGGAACCATTTACGGGTATCAACTTGCAACTGGCGTTGCCTGACTAACCCTGGATCGGTGGCCCCGTTATCGAGCTTTGCAACTGGCGCGTCCGCAAGCTCCATCACTTCGTCCGCCAGGCGCTCGATTACAGCCGCGCGCGCACGATCGTATTGTTCCGCCAGGGCACGGTCGCCGTCGAGCGCTCTAAGCACTGTCTGAGCGCTTACACCATGCATTAGCGATGCTTTGCGTAACGACAGGCCTTCGCCAACCATGCTATCAATCACCCGTTCCGCAACTTCAGCCCTATTTTTTAGTGCAGCCACATTTTTCTCCAATTAATAACCCGCTAGTCAGTAAAGCCCAAATTATGCTCCAAATCGACGTTGCATCGCTTGTATCGTTGCATCACCCTAAGGGTGGTGATGCGATTCAATACAAAAAGCGCTGTTTTGCCCACTTTTGCATCGGTGCATCGATACGCATCGATTCAACCGATACAAGCTGATTCAAACAAAAGCATAGGGAAAACCCTAGTGTCAATTTCCTAAATTGAATCATTGACATCTGTAATAAATATTGTTACGCTCTAGACTCGCGCAAGCGAAGGGCAGAACCATCAACAAACAAGGATACATCATGACAAAGCGAATGACAAAGTTGGCGATCAACAAAGCATCTGATCAACTGGTTGATAAGTACCTGAACGACGAAGTAGCCGTGACGTTCCATGAGCTGTACGTTCGCGCTGATCAGTTGTACTTTGATACGGTTACAGACGGCCTGAGTGACGAATACAAAGTACTAAAAGCAACAATAGACAAGCTGGAGGCGTTGCATTCTACTTACCGCGCAAAGATCGCAAAGCTGTATGCGGACATAGAAGCCATTCAAAAGGCGCACACTGAAGCTGGCAACAGCTGGCTGTACTTACAGGATTCTTGCGTTGCAGCTGAGAACATGGATTCACGATTCAGTGAGGATTCAGTTGGTTACATGATGCACTTATACAACTCAGAATGTATTGTTATCGCTTGCCACGCTGAAAACGAAGGTTTAGACATTAACGCAATGCTTGGTTATGTTATTTATTAAGACAGTCTCAGTCTCTGCGCCTACATCGGGCGCAGTGGCGGGAATTGTCCCGATAACCCTTATTGGAGAAAAAATGGAAAACCAAAAAACCGTAGCATGGTCCACTATGCTACAAGATGCTGTAACCCAGCATGGCATCATAAGCAAGTGCTACAGCACTTTTCATAGCTACAGCATGGGTAACCAACTATTGGCGTGGTCCCAACTGCAAGCCCGCGATATGAGCTTGGCACCGATAGCTACATATAAACGCTGGTCCGAGCTTGGCCGGCAAGTAAAAAAGGGAGAGAAGGCCATTGCACTGGTCATGCCGGTGACAATCAACAAAAAAGACGGCGCGGGCGAAAAGACCGGTGAATGCTTCCAATGGTTTACCCTGAAAAATAACTGGTTTACCCTTGATCAAACCGAAGGCGCCGATTTTGTCAGCGAGTCAACAAGTCCAGCATGGGATAAAGCTAAAGCACTTGAAGCACTTAGCATTACTGAAGTACGTTTTGACAGTGCTAACGGGAATTCTCAGGGTTACGCGCAGGGTAAAAATATCGCTATTAACCCAGTCGCAGCACTGCCCCATAAAACACGGTTCCATGAGCTTGCTCATGTAGTGCTTGGGCATACGTTAGAGCACGCTATGCACGATAACGAATTAACGCCGCGTGACATCCGCGAAGTGGAAGCTGAATCAGTAGCATATATATTGTGCTCGGTGCTTGATTTGCCTGGTCTTATTGAATCACGGGGCTATATTCAAGGCTGGTTATCTGGTGGTGAAATTACCGATAAGTCAGCCCAACGCATATTCGGTGCAGCCGATAAGATTCTGAAAGCTGGAAAGTAATGCATTCTTTAAGCCCACTGTAGTGGGCTTAGGGGCTTGCATTGTGCAGCCAATTAACTATTGGAGAAAATAATATGTCATTAGCACTTGATAAGATACTGCAAGAATTCTGCGACAAATACGATATAAACGAATATGGGATGTTTTACATGGTTACTATGCCAGACGGCTATTCGTTCATCACAATGGACGTTGAATTGTCTAATCGTATGCTGCGCGAACACGGCGCACAAACTCGCCATATCATTGAATTAGGGGAATAAACCATGCAAAACCCTACTATCGCCTACCATGCTAAGCACGAATTACGCGGCTGGTCCGAAGTGTGCCGATACCCTGCGGACTGGGCAGGCTGGCACGAATTCGACCGTTCTATGATTTCCGAACTGCTGCGCGAAGGTCACCAAGTGGTCACCTGCGGCTGGAATATGTACCAAGTGGTGCCGGACCATGCGTGAACACTACACCCCCACGCGCCCAGTGCGCCCCCTCGCTGGTGCCGCCCTCGCCGTCGCCATTGGTTTAGTGCTGGCGGTCCTACTGGTGAGGTACTTATGACCACTTGGCGCCAACATAACCTTCTTGAAGCCGATAAGGAATACGGCCACGTCGATGACATTGACGACAAAATCGCTCACCTTATGGCCGAATACCACTGGTCCCGCCTCGAGGCTATGGAGTATTTTTATTACGAGCCATATGACCCGATAGACTGGGTTGGTAGTCAATGGGAGGAACCATGCTCGCTGCCGCCTTACTAGCGGCTTTGATTGCCCTGATTCTCGGCCTTTAACCCTTAACCCTAGCCCACCTACTCGGTGGGTTTTTTTGCGCCTTCAATCTGGGCCTTGGCGTCCTCAAACCCGTGCCCCACAATCACCTGGTGACCTATGCCCTCGAGGTACGCAATCCAGTCCCTTTGCACTGGTGACACCACGCCGCCCGTAGCCCGTTTAAGCTCAATCCAAACCCCCCACGCAGGCACATATAGGTCCGGCACTCCCGCAGTGACGCCTTCGGCCTTTAAACTGGCGCCCTGGGCCATGCTACGGCCCCCGCCGTTGGGGATAGCGAATATTTTTACATCCGGCCACTGGCGCCGGAACCAGCTAACCAGTCGCACCTGTTCAAGGTGTTCGCTCGGTGCGGTCAAAACGGCAGCGCCCATTCCCAAAGGGAACAACCCCCTGGCTCACTCGCAAAGTCGGCAGGTGGCTCGTCTTGAAACTCAGCGCAAACCCCGTCCTTGCTGTAATGGTCGCAGGTATGGCATACCCTTGGTGGCTCGGCTCTCTGGGTGTTTCGGTAGACGGTCACAATGGTGGGTTCAGGGTGTCTCATAGTAAAAATCCTCTTTCTTGCATAAAGTCAATCGGGTGTTTGTTATATTTTTGTTGATTGCAATTAGCTATCAACAATTGTAAATTTGAGTCATCATGTTTACCGCCAAGCGCCAACGGGACAATGTGATCTAAGTGATAGTTGTCACCTAATGGTTTTTTGCAACATGGGCATTTATTTTGTTGCAACTCTTTCAATTTTTCTATAATATTTGTCGAGACTATGCCAGCTTGATTTTTTCTTTTTGCCCTTCTTGCTGCGTTTCTAGCATTTACTTTATCTGGATATTTTTTTGCATAATTACGCGCCATTTGCACATATTTTGCTGGGTCTTTTTCTCTTTTTTCTTTATCTTTTTGCAAGATAAAAGCTCTATTTTTTTGCCAATATATTGCTGATCTAGCCCTTCCCTTTTCAGGATGATTTTTTGCCCACTCTGCACATTTTTTATTGTGCTTTTCCCTGTTGTTTTCAATCCATTTTTTTACTCTAACAATAGCGCACGGCTTGCAATCGCCTTTTTTATTGCGCTCTGTTTCAGTTTGACATTTGGGACAAAATCTTGTCATTGTGACACCCTCTAATGGTTTAGTGATAGTGTCAGTAAGCGTTGATTAGAGCAACGCAAGCCTGGCCGGGCCTGTCCTGACGTAAGCATTTTACCATTTGTGGGAAACCACTGTGTAGAACTTGCCGCTTTTTTGGTACTCAATGCTTTTAGGTGGCGCTCCCTCGGTCATTTGCTTTGCAATGTCATGCAAGTCAGCCAAAGAATAATCTAAACTAACACCAGATTTGTGCGCTATCTCTGCTAAATTCTTTCGTGCTTTTTCACCAGCCCAGCCATCGTGAGTAATAGCGTAATAAGAAGTTACGGGCGCATCAGACAAACTTCCATACATTGTGCATGAGAGCATTTCTTTGCCAGAAGCGCGTGATATATGTTTTCTCCAAGTCCAACCTGATATTTCAAGATCAATGCCAGATTGCCCCATGATGTCCAGATTGTGCAGCTTCAGGGCTGGCCGGACCGGCTCGGGAAACTCAGCGCCGCAGGCTGGGCACACTCGCACCGATAGGGCGCATATCTCTTGGCAGTGGTCGCAGACCTTTACGGGTGCCTCGCCCACTTTGTCGCCCTTTTTTGGTGGTGGCCTCACGGCGGTGATGGGGCCGTGCTGCTCTACCACGCCTGCAAAGTCTAGGACCATGCAATCCGCTTTGCCTTCAGCAATTCGCAGGCCACGCCCCGCCATCTGGACGTATAAACCTGGCGACATTGTGGGGCGCAGCATAGCGATCAGGTCAATCATGGGCGCGTCAAAACCTGTGGTCAGTACATTGGCATTAGTCAGGGCTTGGATGGTGCCTGCCTTGAAGTCGCGCAGGATACGGTCACGCTCGGTGCTTGGTGTCTCGCCGGTCACGCACTCGGCCGCAATGCCTTGGTCCACCAGCGCATCCCTTATGTGCTGGGCATGGGCCACCCCAGCGCAGAACACTAGCCAAGACCGGCGGCCACCGGCCAACTTGATGACCTCCTGCACTACTTTGAAGTTTTTGTCACTGGTGTCCACCGCTGCCTGCAATTCGGCTTCGATGTACTCGCCGCCGCGTTTGTGTACACCGTCCACCTCCAGCTTGGTGGCCGTCAGCTTGGACCGTAGCGTGGACAGGTAGCCTTTGAAGATTAATTCCTCAATGGATACCGGCTCAATCAGCGCGTCGAATATGGCTGGCTTGTCTGTAATGTAGCCGTGGCCCAAGCGGTACGGGCTGGCCGTTAGGCCAATGATTCGCAGGTTAGGGTTAACACTACGCAGGTCGGACAAAAGGGTGCGGTAGCCGCCCTCGTCCTTATGGCTGACTAGGTGGGCCTCGTCAATGATCACTAGGTCAACGTGGCCGATCTGGCTGGCCTTGGTCCGCACCGACTGAATGCCGGCAAACGTAATCGGCTCTCCTAGTTCCTTACGGCCAAGCCCCGCAGAGTAGATTCCCACTGGTGCA